TAATAAATTTTTACCTACACTACCAAATCCGCCACTAAACATTTCACCTGCTTTATCATAAAATCCCTTGAATAAGTCTGTTGCAGGACCATAACTAAAAAATCCACCAAGAAGAGCAGCAGGAATTTTAAGAGGTCCTGGTGCAAATCTTGATGCAAGGTTTGCTACACCAGCTGCCGTAGCAGCACCACCAAAATTACCTGCTGCTGCTCTTGCAGGATCTTCTCCACCCATAATATCAAAACCAGTTCCTAATATACCACCAGTAAGTATTGATGTTAATCCAAACCTGTTTATTCCTCGTCCAGAAACTCTTTGTTCTGCTTCTGCTACTGTTCTTGCTGGACCTGCTGGTGGTGGTTCTGGTGGTGTTCTTTTACCACCACTTTTTGAAAAACTGGGAAGAATATTTTTTATTTTAGGTATAAGTTTATTTGCTGCTCCCTTAACACCATTAAGAAGTGCCTGAACTGGTGTTAAAAATAATCCTTGTGCAACAGCAGCAGTAATCTTTGATGCAAATCTAGTTAAACCATTGAATACAGTTGTTAATCCAAATCTAATACCTGCATATATTCCACCAATAATGCCAAGATTTTTTAGAACATTATTTCTTATGTCTTCTAGTTTTTTCTTATTACCTTCACCTAAGGCTTTAATTGTCTCTATTGATTGATTAATTAACCAACCACCCAAAATAGTAAGAAAGAAATCTCTAACCCTTGAAAGAGTAAATGATGCCTTTGCTGCTACTTTTTGAACAGGAGCAACCAGAGCATTTTGTATTCTCCTTTCAATGATACTTTCTTTGCCTTCTCTTAACTGTTGTTCGGCAAGTCTCCTTTCCTGATTCTGTTCTTGAATATCTTTTCTTCTTTCTAATCCAGAACTTTGATTGATGTTTGCATAAACCGCCTGCATTGAGGCGCTTAAAGAATTAACTTGCTGTGTAAGAGATGCAAGTTGTCCAGAAACTGTATTTAATGCTAACGAGTTTCTCTGAATTAATGATGTCGTGACTGGATCTGGCTGAGCAATAGGAGCAGGTGCTGGTGCCGCTTTGACAAAGGCGTCAGCAGACACTGTTCTTCTAGCAACCTTTAATCCTCCTGATATTGGCGATTGAATCTCAGCCATTTACTCCCTGTTTAAGGTTTTCTTCTTCAATGTATTGTTTAAGAAGAGAAAGATAAATTTCTCTCTCCCACGGTATCATATTTTCTAACTCTGTCAAGCTATATTTATGGTGCTGCATCAACGCAAAATTAACTTTATAGTATGACTCAAGATCTTCATGAGCCATACTCACCCGAAAAAAGCTGACAAACCCTCCAATAGGACTTCACTTTCAACACCAGTCTTTGGATTTGTAACTTTAATTGTATGAGAAAGTTTTGGCATTGTGTCGAAGAATTTTTCAATCTCCTTAAATTGTTTTGAACTTAATTGCTCAATAAATTCTTGAAGTTCTTTCTTAGTACAGTCTGACGCAGACCAAGATTCTTCTTCTGAATAAACTTGCTCAATACAAGAGGCAATCAAATCAAATGTTTCCGACACACCAATCTCGCCACTGTCTGCAAAATTGCTCTTTACAAACTCATCCATTGAAGGATATTTCATTCTTAGAATTAAATTCTCATCAAGTTTAATATCTCTTGAATGATTTTCAGCAACTTCAACTTGAATGTCATCGAGATTAATCAGAGTAGGAACTTGTGTCACATTATCATCTGGGCAAGTAATTAAAACTTCAACATCTTCTCCGACAGACTTTCCACGAATATTAAGGAATAAGTATTCAATGTCAAAAGTTGATAGTTCTTCAACCTTGACGCCCTTTGTTAAGATACAAGCAGAAATTACATTTTTTACAGCATTTGCAATCTGCTTCGCATCTTCACTTTCCATTGCGATAATCAAGACCTTTTCTTCTTTGACCAGAAAGGGTCTATACTTGATCGTCTTTTTAGACGAAGGGATTTCCAACTCATAGGTTGGAGTAGAAATTTTTGGTAAAGGCATAATAATCCTTACAAGTCAGATAAAAATATTTAGAGGGTTCGTCTAGATCCAATTACTGAACCAGAATTTTTTGCTGATGGTAATTGATCATAAAGTTGTCCAGTCACAATTGCTTCACTAGGTGAAATATTAGCAGGTCTAAATCTAACTCCACTAGCACCAGCAGCTCCAGCAGACATTGGAATGTAGATAGGTTTATTTGAACTCGTCTCATTTAAGAAGTTAGTTTTAAAATCTCCAATTTGATTATTATCTTCTCTTCTTGCAATATCCAAACTATATGTTTTTCCACAAACATATCTTTCATAATTAAATGATGCACTTGCTTTTAAAATTCCAGAAGACTCATAAGATACTGCTGTTGAATTTAATGTCAGAGGAAATAATCCATAAAAAGTGTATTCAATAAATCTATTATAGTCTCTATCAAACTTTATAATTCTTGTAGCATTACACTTATATTGATCTGGATACCTCATTCGATAATAATATCCCTCCTGATAAGGTTGCTCAAAAGATCCACTCGAAATGAACTCCATCCAGTGCTCTAAGAATTTTAAAGTTTTATAAGAATGATCAACATAAAATTCCAGATCTAACTGAATGAAAGTTCTCGTGTGTGCCATTTTTTCGGCAACACCAGTATAGTTTCCAACAATGTCTGATGTTGCAAAAGAACTTCCTGGAAGTGAGGCAGAGTTGCATAGTAGTCCAACTGACTCATTAATAAATCTAGAATCAACTCCTCTTTGAAGCAAATAAGATCTTAATGGTCCAGAAAGACCTCCAAAAATCACTTGATAGTGTGATGTTTGAGCAAGTCTGCTGAATAGTGGTTTAAACTCTGATATTTTTCTTGGTCTTGGTGCAGGCACTCTAAATACCTATTATGAGTCTTTTAGTTATTTAGATGTCATATAAGGGAAAATATAAACCATCTTATCCTCAAAAGTATCAAGGAGATCCAACCAATATCATATACAGATCATTGTGGGAAAGAAAATTTTGTGTTTATTGTGATCTAAATGAAAATGTTTTGGAATGGTCTTCTGAGGAAAAATGTGTTGCTTATAGATCTCCAATTGATGGAAGAGTGCATAGATATTTTCCAGATTTCCTTATCAAAGTCAAAGAAGAAAATGGTTCTATCAAAAAATATATGATAGAGATAAAACCAAAAAGACAAACCATCCCACCACCAAAACCAAAAAGACAAACAAAAGGATATATCTACGAAGCATATGAATATGCTAAAAATCAAGCAAAGTGGGAAGCAGCAAAAGAATGGTGTGCCGATAGAGGATATACCTTTAAAGTAATTACAGAAGACGATCTAGGTATCAAATAATGCCAAGAAAAAGTCTAAAAGAAAGGCAACAAAAAAAGGTCACAGATACAGATACGAATCAAAACCGAGTTCGTGCTGTTCTTGATGGAATCACTGGAAAAGAAAGTGGCGATGATTTGATGTTAGAACTTTTAGAAGTAATATCAGAAAGTGGAAAGATTCCACAACCAGGTAAATTTTATATCTTTGTTTATAATGCCAAGACTCCAAATATTCAATTTGATCAAAATCCTCTTGTTGCTGTAACAGATGTTTTTCGGTGGGGATTTAAAGGAATCAATATGCACTGGGGAGAAACTCGTCAATATACTTGGGATGAGGTTGCTGGATCTTTATATGAAGTCTTCCCATCTGAAATAAAAGACTTACAAGCAATACCTTTTGCGAATTTCCGAATAAATAACTAAAAAAGTATCATAAATGCCACTCAATGTCGGGGCTCCAATAGGGAGTGAAGCATATACTACAGCAGCAACTCAAAATGCGTATGCAAATGCATATGGTTCTGCAAATGTTTCTGCTGGAACTGCTGCAACTCCTGGCAGCAATAGTTGTTATATATTAAGATATCCCAAAAAAAGATTAGATAATACTGCCGATTACCTAGAAATTAAAGTTTTTGATTATATTGCCGGAGAATTTGATGTCAGTAAAATTCCCCCAACATCAAAAACAGCAAGGCAAAGATTAAAGGCAAAACAAAGTAGTCCAAAGGGATATATTCTTTTACCAATACCCCAAAACGTTAGTGATAATATTTCTGTAAGTTGGGGAGAAGATCGAATTAATCCTATTGAAGCTGCTATAGCAGGTGGGGCTGCTGGTCTTATTGACAAAGGACCTACCGATTTTGCTGGTGCTAAAAAATATTTTGAAGATCTTATGAAACAAGCAGGAAGTGGTTTTAGTCAGAAAGATCAAGATGCAATAAAGATGTATTTTGCTGCCAGAGCAACAAATATTGCTTCAGCAAACGTGTCTCCACAATCATTAATATCTAGAACAACGGGACAAGTTCTAAACTCCAATTTAGAATTGCTCTTCGAAGGTATAAATTTAAGACAATTCCAATTTATCTTTGATATGGCACCAAGATCTAGTAATGAGGCAGAAGAAATTAAGCAGATTATTAGAACTTTTAAAAAGGAAATGTCAGCAAGGAGTAATGGGGCAGGATCTGGTTCAAATACTAATATGGGAATGTTTATATCTGCACCAAGTCTTTTTCAATTGACTTATAAAAGTGGTCAAAGTAAACATCGATTTTTAAATACATTTAAACCTTGTGCATTAACTAGTGTTGATGTGAATTACACAGCATCTGGAACCTACTCAACATATGAAGACGGGTCACCAGTTCATATTCAAATGGGATTAGTATTCAAAGAAATTGATCCAATTTACTCTGAGCATTATGAAACTGATGAAGAAGCAAAAACAGGAGTAGGATACTAAAATGAGTTACTTCAGAGAACTACCAGATTTATATTATCAATCTTCACTACCACATAAAAACTCTTCAAAAGAGTATGTAAGAGTTAAAAATCTCTTCCGTAGAGTTAAATTACTTGATTGGTTACAGGATAAAGCAACTCTTTTCAATAAGTATCAAATTGAAGAAGGCGAAAGACCAGATATTGTTGCCGAAAAACTATATGGTAGTGCAGACTATGATTGGGTTGTATTATTAACTGCGAATATCATCAATGTAAGAGATCAGTGGCCTTTGTCCAACCGTGATTTATATGTCTATGCAGAAAACAAATATACTATTCAAAATTTATCCAGTATTCACCATTATGAAACTATTGAAGTTAAAGATTCAAAAGGAAGATTAATTTTACCAAAGGGACAAATTGTAGATTCAAACTTTAAAATTACAGTTTCATCTGGTGCAACATATAAAGGCGTTGGTGCTTATGAAACTACAATATTTGCGCCTGACACAACTGGTGAAATAAATCCAGTTATAGGTGTGACAAACTATGAGTATGAATCTAAATTAAATGAAGAAAAAAGACAGATTTATGTTCTTAGAGAAGGATATTTACAACAATTCTTAAATGATATGAGAGAAATTATGCACTATGATAGAAGTTCTCAATATATTGATAGAAAGTTAATTCGCACTGAGAATACTCGTATCATCGGTCCATAAGAGTTTTAGTTTCTTATCAAACATCATCACATATCGGTGCTTGCGGGAGCGGTCTCTCCATTCTCCCGCAGCACCTTTCATTTTACCTCTTGAATGTTTGGTGCCGTCTGCATAATAGAAATCTTTTTTTGCATCTGTAAGACCACAATACTTAAAGTTAAGAGAACGATAGATTGTACCAGAATGAAAATCACTATCAGCGTAAGAGATGATTGCTTTAACTTCTGTATCCTTTCGTAACTGTTTAATCGCTCTTGAAACGAACCAAGAAGTGATATTATACTCTCCCTGTTGGGTGTCAGGATGTATGCAAAGTCTTGAAAGTTCAAAGAGTCCTTCTTGCTCATTTCTTGCTAATCCAAATGCTCCTTGTGCTACTTCTGGAACTGGAAGTCCAGTAAAAATACAAACGCCAACTGGTCCCCCAATATTCAAGGGGGAAAAGTCATTTTTTCGAAACAAACCATAATTATATCCTGATTTGTAACCTTTTGAAAAATCTTTGAGATAGTGATAGGTCAGTAGAAGTTCTTCCGCATCCTTCTTAGTAATCCTATCAATATAAAAGTCGGACTTCAT